ATCTATGGGATTACTGCTTCAATTGTGAAATTGGCGACAGATCGGAATTTATAACAAGAACAAAAGAAATTATTTATGGCGATTAATGAAATTACAGGAAAGGTTATTAAAACATCTCCTCAGAACTCAACATATGCTGAAGGATGGGAAAAAGTCTTCGCTAAGAAATCTGCAAACGAATGGCTCAAGACGATGCCAGATGTTCAAATGATGGACCCTGATGGTTGGAGACAGAACGATGGTGTCGATATGGATACCCCAATCAAATGGTCTGATTTCCAAAAAAGATTAAACATTTCAACAATACTTTGTAAAATACCCAATGTATAATTTATTCTTAGACGATGTTAGAAACCCGAAAGAAGCATTTCTTTATGAGGAGAAAAAAATGTTGTGTGAATACTCTGGTATCCCCAATGGTTGTTGGGAAATTGCCAGAAATTATGAAGACTTTGCAAAAATCCTTAAAGAAAAGGGATTGCCACGAGCAGTTTCTTTCGATTGTGATTTGTGTGAAGACCATATGGTTCATTACATGAAAGAAACAACACGGTCTGAAATTTATGAATGGGAAAATTTTAATACCAAATGCGGTATTCACTGTGCCTATTTCTTTAAATCATTATTAACAGGTGACGAAGATATTAAAATCTATGTTCACACTGCAAATCACGTAGGAAGACGAATCATTAAACAAATATTATCATGCTAAATAAAATTTTCATAGATCTCGACGAGACATTAATATCGGGATCAGCGGCATCCCGATATCTAACTGATTGTGATTTCACTATCGCATTAGAATACGGTGGTGTTTATGACATCAAAGTCCGACCATCAGCACTCGATGTCATTAAATTGGCACGTAGCTATGTTGGATCGGAAAACGTGTATCTATTAACAATTGCGACTAGAGAATATGCAACGGAAATATCAAGATTAGCTTGTTTTGACTTTCCTTCTGAAAATATA